TAGCTCACTGTTATTCAGGTATTTCGCCATACCCTCTGGGCCAATCGATTGCTGAAGGATGTTGATAAACCGAGCCGTCTTCTCAAGATCATTGCCGCGACCGACACCAGCTAAACCAACGCTGACCATTGGCTGCACAAGACCCTCAGGCAGCTTCTGCATTCCGCCTTTCTTCATGTAGAGATCAAGGCGTCTTCTGATGTATGGGGCCTGAAATTCACTGGTCAAAATTGCATAGACGTTCCCGAGGGATTGCTCCGTTTGCAACGTACTAATTCGGACCTCTTCCGCAGTAACGCGCTCAGCGTCACGCATTTCAGAGAGCATGAATGTCGCTGCCAAACGTTGCTCAATGCGCTGCAATGCCTCATAAGCAACAGCCACGTCTGAATTCTTGTCCGTCCTGACTGTAAACACGTCCTCTGGATTTCCTGGCAAATAGGAACCGTTTGGACTTTCCGCCAAGGTCTTGGCATTTGTGACACCAGCAGGCTTCACAAGATGCTTGACCTGTGCACTGACCAGGGCGCATTCAGCCACAGCCTGTGACAGCGCTTCAGCAGTTTGCAGATCGGCAATGGCCGCTGATTCGATGTAACCCGGCCCGTAGCTACTGGCCTGATACGAGGCCATTCTTAATGGCAGCCACGGCGATACCGATTTCTTTGATGACCCCCTGGTGCCTTCGATCTCCTGCTTATTGATCTCTTGAAACCACTCAACGCTGTCGCCTTCCCACTTCACGCAGGTATAAATATCAACCGTCTTGCTCGGTTCGCCCGTAGGCATTGGGTCATTTGTATCCAGCAGCTGCCCGTACTCGTCCTTGTCCTTGCTCAGCTCATTGCGGATGCTTGCCGGCAGCTGATCAACCGCCATCGACTCTTTAACGACAGCGCACAATGGCTCACCAATTGGGTCGCGCAAGACCACGTATTGATTGAGCGAGTAAACCCGCAGCCCATCCTCAGCAATGTGCATGAGGCAGTTGCCGCCAACGACAAGGTGCATCAGTGCCTCATGCACCATCACTCGGTCATTGCTGGTCTCAATGCTGCGTAATATCGACAGCTCCAATTTGTTCAGCGCCAGCTCATTGGCTGAATTGAGCTCTGCAATTTCCTCAGGTGTTGCGCCCGCCTGCAAAAGTTTTGCCTCTTCCTTTTCCTGTTCCACCGGGTCCAGCGTGAAACGAAAAAACGCTTCAGTCGGCGGAAGAATCGACATCAACAGCTTTGCGCAGAGGCTATTTGTACCCCTCTGCCCGATCCCGTTCCAGGGCAACTGAAACGCATCCACGTTCTCCATCGTTGGAGTATTGGACCGAGGAATCAAATACGGGATTGTGAGACTGGCTGATCGCCGTGCTCTATCAAGCCAGTAGTTCCTCTCAGTTTGCAGAGAGTCGTAAATCGATTGAGCACACTTCATGGCTAGATAGAGAGATTTGAGCCTGATCCACTGTCACTAACGGTTTCTCCGATATTCAGGGAAGCCGTCGTTGCCCGTGGCCCCTTGCCAACTGCTTTTCGCTTAGAGGTCTTCGCCGTTTTGCCTTGCTTGCCGCCTTGCCTGGACAGGACGCCGAGAGACGCTGAGACTGCTTGACCAGTGGCCTGCAGCTGCCGTTTCTGGGCTTCTGCCTCAGCGCGAATTGCAGCCGCCCGCGCCCTTGCCACAGCTATTTCCTGCTCTTGCGCTTGTGTCGCCTCAAAGATTTCCTTTTCTTTGTATGCCTGCCGCCTCTGCAGGTTTCGAGCCTTCAATTCTTGGTATTTGGCTTGAACCCTCTGTTGCCTTTGCAGATCTTCAGATCTCGCCAGTTGCGCAGCAGCAATCGCCTCACGCTCTTTTGCCAAGTTGTCTAGTTCTTCTTGGCGCTGTCTTGCGATCTTTTCTTGGTTCTCCTGCTCTCTTTCAAGCTCACGCCGCCGTTGTTGCCCAGAGCTGCCGCTGCACATAATCAGACTCCAATGTTGAGACCAGAACCAGCAGCTGCCTGAGCGCCTGGCTGAATCTTGAGTGCGCCTTTGGGCTTTTTCTTGGGCTTGATCTTCTGAGTTGTTTCTGCGTTCGGCGCTTCAGTGACAGAAGCAGTTACACCGTAGGCACCCACAGGTGTGTAATTAGCGCCTGCAATTGCAGCCGCTTCCATCTTGGCTTTTTGCACATCAGACAAGGCTGCTTCTGCGGCTGCTGATTCTGAATTCAGTGCTGCTTCTGCGGCTGCTGTTCTTTCGTCAAGTTCAGACTGAAGATTGGCCGTTTTCAGATTTGCAGCATCAATTTGAGCCTGAATCTGGCTAGCGGTTTGCGCTTGCTGATCAGCCAATTGCTGCTCAAACTTTGCCAATGAGTCAGTTTGACGCCTGATGTCGTCTTCACTGGGCCCCACATAAACCACTTCAGGTGGTGCAGGTTGTCCGCCGCCAAAGCACATAATGAAACTCCTAAATGTTCAGGTTGAAACCAACAGATTCGCCAGAGCTGTCAGCGACAGCTCGGCCAATCCGCAATCCTCGTTTGCCCTTGGCAGATTGCGTCTTTGGCAGCTTTCTTTGCTCGGCAATCACTGGCGCTTTTGCTGATACGTCTGGAGGTGGTGCGCCGATGATGTTTGACATGCGCCTAGCCTCTGCTTCGACAGACGCAACGCTCTCAGCTTTTTCCATCTCAAGGTCACGCAGCTCCGTCAAAATGGCTTGCTGCTCCCTCACAGATGCGTCCAACTGGGACTGCAATCCCGTCAGCTGTGACGACTGAGACATCTGCATCAACTGCAGCTGTCTGTCGAATTGCCGGTCGTATGCACCTGTGTCGGGCATAGTGATGACAGATGGCTGGCTTTGCCCGCCCCCAAAGCACATTCTTACAAGCCCTCCAGATTCATCTCATTCTGCTCTGCCATTTTGAGCGCAAGCCACTCAACAACATGAGCGCAGCCCGCATCAAACCAGACCTGGCGTTCTGGAGTGTCAAGCGCTGGAGACTGACTAGGGAATTTTTCCGCTAGTGCAGCCACCAACCGCTCATCAATTGGCGGGAAGTAATCGCTCATTGATGGATAGAGACGCCTTCAGATTACCGGTGGTTCCCACAGGTGAGGAGTACCTGTGTTCAGGTCATATTCACCTGGCCTCAAGATGCGAGCCAATCTGGCCATCGTGATGGCATGAAGCTCGTCAAATCCCGCTTTCTCGTATTCATGACGCACCTGCGCCCAATACTCAGCAGGTGTTTCGGCCTGAAGCCATTCCTTGCTGCGAAAGATCTTGTTCTTCTCTCCGATTCCTCTGCAGCCGGGGAAACCATCTGTGGCATCACCCATCAATGCTTGCTTGAAAAACTGCGCGTCCGCCTGAGCCTCAGTGACAGTGACAAGCTCGCCGTCTCGATAGTGATTGCCGGGAATGGTGAGCAGATCTTTGTCGCCTGAGACGATCACGGTTTTATCGGAGCTACAGATCCCTAAGACATCATCATCTTCGACGTTGTGGAATCCACCGCACAACCAACCCTGCTTTTTTGAGTATTCAATCAAACTCTCAAGGAAGATTGCATAGCCCGCAGGAGCTCGGCGGTCTTTTCTGTTTGCCTTGTAGTCCGGCCAAAGATCATGCCTGAATGTTCTTTTGTCTCCTTTGACGAGAAAAATAGAGTATCCAGGGAACGCTTCGAGCAGCTCTTGCGTGTGGCCGATGAAGTCATTGAGCGCATTGTCATGATTGCAGCCATGGATAAACCAACCGTTGCCAAAATCAAAATCTTCGCTGTTCCCGGCAGCAAAACGATAAGCGAAAAATCCAGTGTCATACAGAAGATAGTTCACTGTCCATCAGCCTCCTGAATCCAGCGTGCCATGGCCTGAGCCCCGTCCCACCAAGCCTGCTCATAGGGCTTATCTCTTTTGAAAGCCTTTTCGTATTCATCGCTAGCAAAGTGAATGTAGGCTTCAATTGTGCTGCGATCGATGTCAACTAAGCCCTTGTTTTTGAGTTTAGATAACTCTGCGATGGTTCGCTCTCTCGTATGCGGGTAAATCTCTGAAATTTTGGTCAAGGAATTGTGGGTTGGTTTTGAGGAATTCACTGCTTGGGAAAATGTGCTGTTTGGGGTTTTTGGGTGTGATTTCATTCCAGTAGTCGCGTCTGTTGAATTGCGCGATTGACCATTTGCCTGTGATCAGGCCTCTCTCAAGAATTCCCTGGAGAAACGTCGGATCAATCAGAGACTCCATTGATTTCCTTTTCGAGCTCACGCAGATACGCCGCCCATTGCTCTGGAGTCAGTTCATCTCTGCTCATCGGAATCTCGGGCAGCAGATGCTGTTCCGTGATCCGTGGAGTGATCACCACCTGGTACGCCGCGGCGTTGTGGGGGTCAGCAGCACCAGCAATGGATTTCACTTTTGATGGCAGCAATGCTTTCTGCTGTTCTGTGGGCGCAACTGATCCCGGCAACTCGCGCTTGAATCCCCAGGACCGATTGGCCTGGCCGTTTTCGCAGGCGTAGAGCGGCACCATTAGCTCTCGCCACGTCGGGATCGTGGCGAAGTCTTTGGCAGAGAATTGCTGGATCCACTGCTCGCAGGCCCAGAAGAACTGACGATCATTGACCTCAGGAAACTCATTGCGAAAACTGGCGTATTTGAGCTTGCAGACCGCTGTTGACCAGTGATCGTCTCGCTTAACGCGCAGTTGCTGCTGGATCATCTGGATACCAGCGAAAAACGTCTCGGGCGTCAGTTCCATGCTTCAAGCGCCGCACGCATTGCAGGATTCGTGGGCGCCACGGTGCCGTCATCTGTGCTGGTTTCGCCCTCCAGATATTTCTCCTGCAGGGTCTGCCAGCCGGTTTCAACGCCACGACGCGCCAGCTTTAAGGCCCTGTTGGACGGCATGGCAAACACCCTGCGGACAGTGGATTCCCAAGCACTTTTTGTCCAGGCAGCCTGCGGATTTTTTGACCAGCGAGCCTCGTTCCACCACGTCAGCAGCAGCTACGTCAGCTCAGGGTCAGCATTCATCATTGAATGCGTGGCCTCTGCCGGGTGGTAACGCTGAGCCCGTTTCTTTTTGGGAATCGGCGCCGATTCCTCCACCGGTGGGGCCTGGTGGATCCAACCAGCTTTCTTGCCAGCAAATGCAGCTAGGCATTCATAGGTGCTGTAATCCCGCAGGCATTTGCCGCATTGGCGAACCCTGCGATCACCTCTTGTTTCAAGGACACGACTTTTTTCGTGTCCGCAATGGGGACAGTTCATGGCAGATACCAGAGTCTGATTTCAATTTTTTGTTCGTTGGTTTTGGTCTTTTCGTGCTCGCCCTGCAGCTTTGAGATGATCGAAACCCGATCGTCTTCCCAGATCAATTTGTTGCCGCAATCAAGAACCGCGCCCATGAGGTTGTCCAGGTCTCCCCTGGCTGGGCCAAAGAACTTGAAAGCAAGGACTTCGACCTTTTGCAACGGCGGGTCAGTCCACCACTCAGCCAGCTGGGCGCGAACCAGTGACTTCCACCGCTTATATGCCTGTGGCATGTAAGGAGTCTTCTGCCCTGCAAAAGCCCGTGGCCGAGCTTTTGACATCAGCGGGACATGCAGCATGAAGCGCTGGTGCACCATCGCCGGCATCAGAACGGCTCGTCGTCGGTGTAACCAGAGCTGGCCGCTTCGGTCTCAGCTGCTGCCTGTCTCAGCTGCCTGCTGAAGTCATCCTGCGGCAGATTCTGGAAGTCGTCGTCTTGAGTCTGTGGCGAGATCGCGCCACCTTCGACAACACCAAAACCATCAGCACTGACGGGGACAGCGCCACCCTCAAACTCAACCAGCTCGACCACCTGGACGGCGTGCAGCTCAGCCGTCAGCCCCACACCTTCTCTCTCCTTGGTGCGGTCCCACGCCCAAAAATGCAGTTTGACCCTGACGACTGAATCGTTGCCAATCAGGACTTTTTTGTTCCAAGGGTTGCCTTGCGAATCAACAATCAGCGGGCCGCCCTGCTCATTTCCAGTGGCGCCGTTGATGAAGTTCCGTTTGATTTTCATCGTGAACCGACCGGTCGGAACGTCTTCGCCGTCGTCGTTCTCTTTCATCTCAGGGCGCATTGGCATCCCGAACTTGCCGATTCGGGGCTTGGCGGCTTTGCCAGGGCCAACGTCAGGACCATGAGCTTCTTTCATGAAGCCCTTGACTCGGTTGAAAAACGCCTGAACCTGATCGTCGCCCTGATCACCAATGACGTTCAGGCGCCATTGCTTTTGATTGTCCGGGCAGTCGCGTTCGCCTTTGCCGCCGCGTGGCTCAGTGAGCATCGGATAGGCCGCATACATCGGCGGCGTATAGACAATTGGTGATGTCCAAGTAGCCATTTTTGATCTGCAACAGTGATGTGCAGATTGAGTTTGCTGGCCTAGGCCGTAGTCGTCAATGAATCTATCGCGACCATTTTGAGATTATGAGTAGCAGTAAGGGTTGTGACCGATATTTCCCTCGCACAAGCTGTTTACATGTGGTGGCAGCGGCAGCTCAATTCCACTATGGCTGCTGGCCTCTCGGTGAACTTCTGTCAGCCAATCAGGCTTGAAGTGTTCGCGTAACTCTTGATGCAATAAGCGGTGTAATAAAGAGGCATTGCTGGGCAGACTTCCAAAGCAATCGTGGTTCGTAATCACCTGCTTGCCGACCCCGTGCATCCTCTGCACAACTGCATCGCAAAGGGATCCATCAAAAGCATGAATCACGTTCGCCATGATCCCCCTATTGGTGGCCCTGGCGCTGAGCTCACCGGGAATGAACACGGTGTCAGTGGTCTGCCAACGCTTGCTGCCGTTGATCGTCGTCGCGATCTTGGTTCGTTTTTCCTGCTCGACTCCAAGGCTCACAGGGAAGCCCATCGGCGTATGGAACTGAATGCGTCGCTGACGCTTCATGCAGGCCTTAGAGACCGCCTTGAGCCATGCCTGCAGCTCAATACAGCTGCGCATCCGCTCGCCAATCACCAGATGCAGCTTCTGGCTCAAAAACTGTGACGGCCAGACAAATTCACGATCCCACGAATCAAGATCAACCATCGGTGTGCGATCCATCAGGAACGCCGTCAGGAATTCGACGATGCCCCAATGAGTCGCCCCATAGATCGTCGTGAGGCACGGATGCTTCGTCAGTGATCGATCGATTGGATGCTTCAGCCACAGCTCTGCCATTCGCGCTGACCTGAAATCAAATCCCTGCAGATCTTTCTGCAGCAGCAGCTGCAAATCATCTGCCACCACGCTGTAGAGATCCACTGGGGATTGATGGTCCCAGATGATGTTGGTTAAATGGGCAAGTTCGCGGTCTCTAGTGAGACATGCGGTGATCCCCACACCACTGCTGCACTGGTCAAAACGAACCGGCGTATGCAGTTTTTTGCTTGGATCCAGCAGGTATTGGTTGATCTCTCGGGCCGCCTGAAGGAATTGCCAGGGATCTGATGCTTCCTTCCAGAGATCCAGCCGGTCCAGCGGCGCCTGCACCACCGCGCTCATCAAATGCAGGTTGTCCTTGCCCCACTGCAGCCGCTCGTCCCAGGTCTTCTTGCTCAACCCGTAGTGGCCGGCCGCCGCCATCAGCAGGTGATCAAAGCCTTTCTCGTCGGTCGGCTCGCCACGATGAAATTCCAACACGCCTTTGCTGTAATCCGGCCCCTGGTGCCCCACCAGCCGCGACGACACATAAGTTCTGCCACGAAAATCCTTGTCATGGTCAAGCCAGATCGGCCGGCCGGCCACCTCTTCCGCCTGCCTCAGTGATTCTTCAATCCTTGTTCGCTTGCGCACGTCCTTCGATGACCTGAACTCTCCTGGATCCGGGTCACGGGCAACCGGGAACAGCGGCAGATTTTCATCCCAGGCCTGACGCTGCACGTCCACCATCCAAGGGTTGACCTGCATTGCCTGACTCTCAAGCCGATTCACCACCTCGATCTGCGTTGCGCAGCTTTCTTTGCTGATATGGCTGAGATCCATCGGCTTGCGGCTGGACACCAGCGGCTTGCCATCACGGAACACATCAGTCCACGGTTCCAGCGGCAGCAGCGATGGCAGCCGGCGTATCGGCAGCGCCCGTGGCGGCTCACTGCGAATCAGCTCCTCCACATCCGGCGTGGGTCTGATCACTAATTTGTTGCCCTGCTGCACCTCCTCAATCAATTGCGTGCTGGCAATCAGGATGTCCAGCAGCAAGCAACCAAGCTCGCGTTTTTCCTGCACCGTCCAGCTCGATGGTGCTACCCGCAGTTTTTCCATCACCTGCTTGCTGACAGCTTTCTTGCCAAATTCTTTTCGCACCAGACTCAGCAGCAAGGTGCCTTTCGCGTCATGGATGACGGTGCCATTGAGCTCATCCTGCAGCGCTCTGCCGATGATTGCGCCGAGCTTTTTCTTGTCGTTGATCGTGCTGATCCGATCAATGACTGGCGTTAGTGCCACCACTGCAATACCCCGTGGGCCACGACTGCAGAAGTGCAGAAGAAGCTCCCATACGCTGTGGTGCCTGCCCGCGCTGTAGGGGTCGAGAATCTTACGTGCCAGGAACATGTTGATTCCTTGGCTGAACAGCTCAGCGTAGTTTCCGAAAAGCGCTGCGCCATAGGACGTTCGGCTCTCTTTGCCGCGTGCTTTCAGGTCTGAATGCTGGTTGTGCGCTCTCTCGGCAGACCGCCGAACCTCTCGATCTTCCCGGTTTTGCTGGAGTTGGCGAGTCTGCCGCAGGTCACAATCCACGTAATCACTGGCTGCTGAAGTCAGCCAAAGCATTGCAACAGTGCAGATATTTGGGAAGCAGTATCAGCAACCCAATAGCTGGCGTTAGCGAGTCTGCCGCAGGTCAGAATCCACGTAATCACTGGCTGCCGGAGGCAGACAAAGCATTGCAATAGTGCAGATATTTGAGAACCAGTGTCAGCAACGCAATAGAAGCCAGTCAGGCTGGCTGTTCTGCACTGGTGCAGGATCAAAAAACTGGTCTGTGCATCCATTCAGTTTTCCCAAACCCAAGTCCACCACTGAATATTTTTTTGCGTTTGTCTGCCGCAGCGGCAGACAGCGGCAGACAATCGGCAGCCAAACGTGATTATTGGCGGGATGTCCATTCACGATGCTTGCGATGCACTGGTGCAGGCTCAAAAAAATGGATGGTGCATCCAGTCAGATGCTCCAAACACCTGTCCACCACTGCATAATTTTTCGCGTTTGTCTGCCTCTGCGGCAGACAGCGGCAGACAAACGGCAGACAAAAGTGATTATTGGCGGGATGTCCATTCAGCGATATTTACGCTGATACTGAGCAATCAAAAACTTTAGCCTCTCAATTGTCTGGAGAGCTTCAGCGGCGACCCAGTAAGGATCAGCGCCGTCCTCGATTAGCTCTCGTTTGATTCGCCTGGTTTCAATTGTGCAATCCACTTCGGCCATGGAAAGACCTGTTTTCTTTATTCCGAGGGTAACAAGATGAAAGCACGACATACTGAAAGCAGATGTCTACACCTGTGCACAATGCCTGATCTAAATGGAGAGCTTGAGGAACTTCATGCGGCTGTTGTCCGCGCTGTTCGCGATCGTATTAAATCCAACCCTGAAGTCAAAAACGACGATCTTCGGGTCGCCATGCAATTGCTCAAACAGAACAGCATTACTGCATCGCTCGACAAAGATCAGGCCGCTCAACTGAAAAGCCGGATGGCCAGCAAACTCGACTTTTCAGCACTTCAGGGAAAGGTGGTTCCGATTCCGATCAAAGGCGATGAACCGAAACGCCACGTTTGACCCCTCCGTAACTGCGGCTGATGGATTTACGCGGCAGCCCCAGGGCCAGTGCATCAACGCTGGCCCCGGTTTCATCAGATGCCATTTCGATCTGGTTTTGCCACAGCTCATATGCACGCTCTGATGCTTTCAGCTGCTGGTCCTGCGCTGCTGCCTCCGAGAAAAACTGCACCGCAATGGCAAGCGCATCGATTCGGTCGTCCTTAGAAAGTGCATTTCGTTCCTCTGTGATGCGACTGCACTGGTACATGAGGCTGCGTTCATGACCGCCTTCAGTGCTGCGCTCAGCCTCCAAATAATCCTTGCGAATCAGTTCGCTGTTCACTACCAGTTTGTGCTGCTGGATGACAGGCCCCAGCACCTGACAGATCCTCCTCTCTTTCTGCATCGAGACATTGACCGATTCGATGCCACAGGGATGGATTTGGTTCATCACCGGCGTCAGAACTGCTTCAAACAGACCAGCACCAAAATTCCTCTCTGCTACCACCTGCGAGATATTCCAACGCTTTGCCCGCAGGGCCAGCATCTTCAATACTTCCTCGGCGTAACCGAGCACCGAGCCACCGGCTTCGAGCAGGAACAGATTCCCGTTCAATTCGGCCACGACTGCATACGCCAGCTCGTCAGACCGCGGACCACCGCGACCAGCCGGATCAATCGCCATCACGCACCGCCAGGTTTCATCTGAAGAAATCCAGCCCTGCGTCACCATTGGCCGGTGGTAGTACCGATCAGCGCCGAGGCCAGTGCAGACAAGATCCTGAATTCGCTGATCTGGTCCTGACGCCCAGGTGACAACTTCCGGCAGCGCTTTGCCGTCCAGGTCCATCACGATCAGATCACCCAGCCGCAGCGGGTATTTCTCCAGAGTGGAGAGTCTGCAATTGAGCTGAAACTGGAGTTGCACCGATGAACGAGTCATCGACATCTCGCGTTTCAGCAGCTCGTCATGACCAAAGCGTTCAGGATCGGTCGGCACGCCCACCAGTGACGGGTCGCATTCCACCTCCGCGGCAATGGTGGGTGCCAGGCAATCCTCATACGAATCCCAATCTTCTGAATTGGGGTCGGGGTAACGCGCTGGCCACATTCGTGCCTTGTAGTTCCGCTCGCGTCTGAGCCGGAGATACAGGCTTGATTCCAGGTGCGGTGTTCCCAGAAAGATCGTCTGGCGTGGCAATTCACCATCGACCGCAGGTTTTCTGATTGCTTCGAGCTCGGTTACGGCCGCCGCCAACCGTTCCTGCTTCAAGACCGTGATTGAGTTGGAGAGCGTTTCGATGTCATCTCCAACGCAAACCGTGCACCTTTTCCCGGTCAGGCTTGGCGACAATATGCCAACTGCGCGGCATGACGGACTCTGGTCCACAACTGACGGACCGACGTCCCAGGCATTGACTGATCCACGGCCATCAGGCAACGGCTGCAAACACTGGAGGATGTCAATGTCCCGCACCAGCCGCAGCATGAAGGTGCTGATCTCAATGGCCTTATCCGCCGTTGCCCCCACCAGCAGAACCTTTTCACGGAACGGATCTCTTCTGAGACGCCACAAGGCGTAGACCGATGTAAGAAAGCTTTTCCCGCATCCGCGA